GTGTTAGACGAGACGACTTGCCTGTGGGTTGCCCCGGTTCCGATGCCGGTAGAGACTGATGAGAATGGCGACCCGGTTCCCTATGTGTGGGATGAGTCTGTGGGTGAATGGGTGGTCAGTGAATGACCTTAATGAAACCATGGCCCCGCGGCGAACATATCCGAAGCCCCTGGGGTCCTAGAGTCCACCCGATCACCGGGAAACGGAAACATCATCGCGGGGTTGACGTAGCCTACAGCGGCGACATTTACGCACCGGCAGACGGAGTCGTCGTACACAAAGGTGCAGATCTGAACAAACGCACCGGCGGCGGATACGTTCTCATCCTGAGACATGACGCCCCGCGGGTTTGGACCGTTTACTATCACCTTCGGGAACCAAGCCACCTGCTGAAAGGAACCCGGGTCAAACGCGGTGAAGTCATCGGCCACACCGGAACCACGGGTGCCAGCACGGGAGTCCATCTGCACCTCGAGACCCGGAAGAGTCGCCGGTGGGGGTCGGATTTCGATCCGCAGAGCATTCTGAGTCATGAGCACGCGTCGGAAAAGCCGGCCAGGGCAGCGCGGCCCGATCGGGAAAACCCTCGAGTCCAAAAGCCTTCACGGGTTGGCACAGTATCGCCTGGGCTTGCCGCTTGGAGTCGTAGCTGGATGAAGCGAGGGGCCATGTTTGGACGGGGAAACTGATGACGGACGATAACCACACAAACGGAGTACGGGTATCGATGCGAGACATTTACTTCGAAGTGCAGCGACAGGGTCAGATTCTCGACAGGATCGCGAACTCGCTGCCAGACACCGATGCGAAGGTTGAAGACCACGAAGCGCGGATCAGGAAACTGGAACAGAAAGCCGGCTGGATTTTCGGAGCCCTCGGATTGATGGGGGCCCTGCTTGGCGTCGTTTCCGTAAGCCTCGGATGACCGATCGGTGGAGGATTCGCCGAAGGATTATCATCGGCGTGGTTTTCTTCGGAGCGGCCATGATTGTCTCCGGAGCCTTTGGCCTCTTCGCCGACAAATTTACCGGCGAACTGGTATATGGCGGGGTAACATTGATATCCGGCGTCGTTGCGTTTTATCAGGCGATGGCGACCCTAGATGATAAGTGGCAGGGAGACATGGTCCCGCCGGGAAAGGATGAAGTGAATCCAGATGGATGAATTCAAGATCAAAGAGTTCTGGACGGCGGAGCGTAGAGCTTGGCTATACAAGGTGGCGGTTTCAGCCGTGCCCTTGGCGGTTGCGATTGGCATCGTTACCGGAGACATGGCGCAGCTGATTCTGAACGTGGTCGCTGCGGTGCTTGGGGTTGGCGCGGGCGGCATGGCCCTGGCAAACGTGACACCGGATAACGTCTTCAAGATTGCCGTCGAAGTGGATGACGAAGAGACGGGGGACACGGAGTGATCGACCTCGACCGTATCGAACAGTACGAAGTGCCAGTGGACCCGATGGACCTGGTGCAATGCGACAGCTGCCAGTAGCTTAGGATTGCCTCCGGCCGGTTTCTTCCCTCCTTTCTTGCCGGCCGGGGGCCCCCTTGGGGGAAAGAGAAAAGCCCCACCGAAGTGGGGCCTTCCTTTTGCTTTCGCTGCTAGCGATTGCCGATGTCGTGGATCCGGTGAAGTCGCTCCGCCCATTGTTTCACGTGAAACATGTCGGTTGCGCCGTCGTCGGTTGGGCACACCTGGCCGGTTTGCCAGTCCACTACCTGCGCCCTGTCCTCGGTTCCATAAACGTTGTAACTGCCCCAGTTCTCCACGAACGGGAGGCCGTCTACTGTGTCTGGATATTTGGTCATTTTGCTTCCTTTCTTGGCGTTTCGGGTTAGGCGGGGATGAGCTCGGCGCGGATCAGGCGGCGGATGTTGCGGATCTCTTCTTTGACATCCTGGGTGTTCTGGCCGTTGGCTTCGAGCTCGCGGCGCTCACGGATCAGGCCGGTGAGCTCTTCGTCTAGGCCCTTGAGGAATTCGTTGTTCATGGTGTCCCTTTCTTCGTGGTTGATGTTTATAGCATAGCATACAAGTAGGACAAAGTGGTCCAGATCACAAAAAAACTTTTCGGGCAAAAAAGAAGCCCCGCCGAAGCGGGGCCCCTTGGCAAGAGCTACTAGTTGCCGCGGTCCTCGAGGAACGCTTCGAGCTTGCCGGTGCGGTTCATGAGCTCGACATCCAGCAGGGCGTCCTTCAGGGCTTCGATCTCGGCCTCGCGGCGGGCGATGAACTGCTTGATGGCTGACGGCTGGATTACCGCGGCCTTACGGGTCCAGGGCATCCGGGTTTCTTCATCCAGCATGCTGCCGGAATTCAGATCGGACAGGGCCTGGGCCAGGCGTCCCTGAGCTTCGTAGTAGGTGCGGGCTTCGGTTTTGATTTCTGTGGCCATTTGCGGCCCCCTTTCATTTGATGTTTATAGCATAGCATACAAACACAGGGGGTCAAGCCCAATCACAAACTAACTTCGAAGCCAGCGATACACCGTCCGCTTCGACACTTCGAGGAAGCGAGCAATAGTTGGAGCACGGAGCCCGTGGGACTCGGCCTGCTGCGCGGCGTACTTCATCGCCTGGGTGTTCCGTTCCAAATCCAAGAGGATGGAATCCCGATCGGCGGCCAGACGTTCTAGGGTCTCTTTCATACGAGCAGGATATCAGACACGCATAAAAAACGGATACCGATAACCACACAATGGTGCAATCTTGGGGTACATTGATACCCGAACGCCTGCAAGAAAGGAGAAAACAGTGGGCTACTTCAAGAATCAAATCATCGCAGACCAGGTGGAACTGGGGGACCGAGTACCACCTCCGATTCCAGCGCGTCGGCATTTGGCATACGGGCCGGCGACAACTTGGCCGCCGCTGCCAGCTCGGAAAGACATTCGAGAGCGGCAGAAGAGAGCGCGGAAGCTGCTGAAGAAACAGATGCGAGCTGACACGTGGAACCTTTGGGGCCCGTTGATTCTCCTAGCCTTGATGGGAGTGTCGGTCGGCTTTCTTCTTGGCGGGATGGTGTTCGGATGAGCGCCCTGCTGAAACTTGGCGTTTGGCTCGGAGCAACTCGAACACGCGCCATCATCACAATGTCAGTGGTTGCCGGCATGATTGCGATAGCAGGATAGGGGAGACAAATGCCATTCGCACGAAACACAGATCCGGAAACGAGTCACGAAGCCGCAGAGACGGTCGACGCGGTCACGGAAACGAAGCAATACATTCTGGAAGCGTTGAAACAGCCGCGGAATGATTACGACATGATCCAAACCTTTCGGTCCATGTTGGGGTCGCCGCAGGTATCAGACCAATCGATTCGGAGCAGGCGGGCAGAGCTCGTCGATTCCGGCATGATTGAGGACAGCGGGGAGCGGGCCAAAATGCCCTCCGGCCGTTGGTCGATTGTGTGGGAGAGGAAAGCGTGACGCCTTGGGAGCTGGACGCCCGCTTCTGGGTTGCCAATAAAGCGCTGGACGAAGACGCATGGCTGAAAGCCCGGCAGGGAAAAATCACAGCCACGCTCATCGCGAAAGCGTCCACGAAAGCGGGCTTCGATGAGGCCCTCGACCATTTGATTACGCCGCCCGGCCCGATCGACGACAACGCCTACATGGAGTTCGGGAGACGAATGGAGCCGTTCATCGCTCTCTGGGTTAAAGACCAATTCGGAGTGCTGCCAAACGAATGGCTGATGCAACATCCAGAGCAGACAGACTACGTGGCCACGCCAGACGGCATCCACCTGCAGAAACCCATGATCGCAGAAATTAAGACCACGGGAAAAGAGTGGGAGGGATGGTCAAAGGTTCCGATTGCTTACCGGCGACAGGTCCAATGGCAAATGTACGTCACCGGAGCTGACCAGTGCGTCTTCGCTTGGCTTCTTCGAACAGAGCGAGACGGCCGCATGATGCCGGCCTGGTTCGAGCCGAAGACCGTCATCGTCGACCGCGATGAAAAACATATTAAAGAGCTCGAAGTCACCGCTTCCGAGCTGAAAAAGAGAAAGGAAGAACACAATGCCACAATTCAACCTTGAGGAATACGACCTCGTCGAGGACCGGATCCGAGCGTTCTACGATGACCACCCGGACGGGCGAATCATCACCTACGAAATCACAGACTCGGCAGATAGAGCTAAGGGTTACTTCATAGTCCGAGCCGAAATCTTTGGCGACCATGAAGAGCAACATGCTCGCTGCCCGAAAGCGACGGGTCTCGCCTTCGAAATAGAGGGTGGAGCGGGAGCAAACAAAACCGCAGCGCTAGAAAATGCAGAGACCAGCGCGATCGGGCGTGCGCTTGCCAATGCAAACTATGCCAGCCGGAAGCGCCCGAGCCGTACAGAAATGGAGAAAGCCGCTCGAGGACCACAGGCAAAACCTGTGTCGGAAGCGCCGGCAGACTTCATCGCGAAGATTCACGCGGCAGAGAACCGAGAGCAGCTCGCAGAGCTGTGGGAGGAAGCGAAACGGCAGGGCATCACAGACTCCACCATTGCCGCGTTCGGAGAGAAAGGAAAGACGATAGCTGATGGGAACTAGCATGACCGTGGACCAGATTACACCGGAAGTCTTGGATTGGACCGATCAGGGCCAAGAAGAAGCGAGGGTCCGAAACCTTGTCCGGAAGGAAGTCATGCGGGTCGGGAAGGAATACCGTGACACCTTGGCCGCCGCGGAAAACCTCGAGACCCGATGTAAGATGCGGGCAATGCGACTCTACGGATTGGGGATGACGCAGATGGAGCTCGAACACTTGTTCGGGGTTGGAAGAGAGAGGATGAACGAATGGCTGGCATCGATAAAGTGACGCGGGAGCAGAGGGTCCTGTGGTTCCTTGAGGATTACTACAACATCCACGGGGGCAAACCATACCAAGGTGAAATCGACCCGCATAAACGATACGACAGTCACGATCGGGAAGACCAAGAAGGCCGCATGATAGAGACATATCATTCGGTGGGTCGCCTCATGTGGCATGAGCGGTAATCTCACACCGCAGCAAGTGGTCGAAACACTTTCCCAGATCGGGAGAGACATCGACGACCAAACAGACAACATCGCTGAACTGGATGAAGCCGCGGTGCGGGCGCGGGTTGCCTACAAGGTTGCTCACGCTGAAGCCTTCCTACGCACCGAGGGCTCCATGGATTTACGGCGATACACAGCTGACTATGTGACCCGCGATAAACTGCTGGACTTGGAGCTGGCAGAGCAACAGCATCGCGCAGCGCAGAGTCAAATCCGCGCCTTACGTGACCGGCTCGAAGTGGGCCGTTCAATTAGTGCCTTGGTGCGGATGGAGTGGGGCTCTTCATGAGCGAGCAACTTACAGACGGGAGACCACCTGAGCGAGTGGTCCGGTTCACCGTCTACGGAGAGCCCCGCTCCAAACAAAGAGCGAGGGTGACGAAACACGGCACGTTCACGCCAAAAGAAACCCTCGAGCAAGAGCAGCGAGTGGCCGGAGCGTTCCTCGCCTTGGGAGAGTCACCATTCGAACGCACCGTAATCGTAGACATTGACTTCTACAACGGAAACCGAAGACGCCGAGACATTGACAACATGGCCAAACTTGTCCTGGACGGCTTGAACGCCGTCGCCTTTGCAGACGACCATTCGGTCGTGGGCTTGAACTTGCGGAAGCTTTACACAGAGAAGGAGCTGGCCCGTACCGAAGTCACGATCCGTGAAGCGGTGCTGTGGCCAAATGAACGCTAAGCAATTTAGGCGCTTCGTCGACCGAGACGGCGGATGCATTCACTGCGGAGAGCTAGAAGCAATCGCACCGCATCACAGGATTAACCGCGGCATGGGCGGATCGAAAAAACTCGACACCGCATCGAACATCATCGTGCTATGTTCCGTGATCAACGGATTAATCGAATCGGATTCGGAAGCAGCAAACCAAGCGAGGGATTGGGGCTGGAAACTTGCACGGGGCAGCGACACATTGGCAGAGCCCGTCTGGTCACCGGCCATCGGCGGATGGATTCAACTCGACGACGAATACAATGCGACACCGATAGAGAGGGAGGACCGATGCCGGTCATTAGAGAACAGCTCGAGTACGAGGGACACTTCACACAGATACCAAACGCCTGGCTCAGAGACGAAAAACTCAGCCTCAAAGCGATCGGGCTTCTCGCCCAGCTTCTAACTCACCGGGAGGGTTGGAGCGTGACGATTCGCACGCTTGCCAAAACGAATAACTGCGGCCGTGACATGGTCCGCAGCGCGGTCGAGGAACTCGAGGCAGCAGGATACCTCCGGAGACAGCAGGAAAGAAAGCCCGGGGGAGAATTTGCCGAAGTCACCTGGACGACCACGTCACCGTTGCCGGGTTTACCGGCATCGGGTGAACCGGCGTCGGATAACCCGGCCTATAAGAAGAACAATCCTAAGAAGAACAATTCTAAGAAACATATGCCCTCATTCGAGACCTTCTGGGAGACATACCCTCGACGGGTTGGCAAAGCCGAAGCGGAAAGGACTTGGAAGCGTTTGGACCCGGAGACAGCTGCCGAAGCGTTGGCCGGGGCGGAAAGGATTAGCCGCGATCCGAATCTGCCGCCAAAACAGTTCATCCCTTACCCGGCGACTTGGCTGAACCGAGCAGGCTGGGCGGATGAGCCCTACCCAGACAGGAATGTTTCACGTGAAACAAAACCGGCTGCAGACATTCCAGGCCGTGACGATTGGAAGAAGTGGTATCACGATCAAGACGACCACGTCTTCTGCGACCATGACTAGACCAAAGCACAGTGCGAGAGTAATGTCGTAGCAACCGGCCAGACGGCCACGAAAGGAAGGAAACCGAAATGACACAGACAGCAGTGACCGCCGAATGGTGGCAGCCTTACATGCCAGACGGAGAGGAAAGCTTTTCTGATTATCGGAAGCGGATCGCAGAGCGAGACGAAGTGGAGTTCGTTCTGATGGAGCAGCAGCCTGACGACTTGGCCGTGATTGCTTACGCGCAGCGACTCCTTGGAACACGGCATACGTTTAGCGCCGGCAAATACTGCGTGATGGCGATCCGAGACCTCATCTTCTGCGCTTACACTTTGGAATGGTCCCAGGTATGAGAGAGTACGAAATCACGGAAATCAAGGGCTACCTCGTTAAAGCGTCAAGCAAGACCGAAGCCTTCGACAGATTCTGGGCGGGCCTTTCCGATGCAGAAAGCGACTGGGACATTCAGATACGAGAGCTCGGCGTCGACGAATGAGCAAGGTCACCTGGATGGAGCACCCAACATACGTGGACCAGATCGCGCTGCGGTCGGCCCACGAAGAGAAAGCCGAAGCATACTGGGTAGTCGTTCGAGAAGCCTCAACACTCGCATTTCTGAAATACGAAGAAAAGACTAACCAATACGATAGAGTCTTGAGCAGAGTCCGCAATCATATCCGGAGGGAAGATGGACGCAGACGACCTTAAAGGATCGAACAGCAGCCTCGTCTGGGGCATCCAGCATTTCCTAGATGCCCTTCGAGACGCCCGCATGCTTGCACCTTGCGATGAATGCGGGTTCCCGGTTGCCAGAGCAATCATGTACGACGGCGAATGGCGGTGCAGCGAGCACCTGCCGGAAGCTACAGACCAAACCGATTATCCAGAAATAGAGGACGAAGAAGATGGCTAAAGTTACCGTGGAGAACGCGGAAGTAGTGAAGCACTTGGGCACGAAAGGATACGTCATCCAAGTCGAATACACCACCCGAAACAATGAGCAGCGAAAGGACTCGTGGACCGTTTGGGGAGACCAGCCGGACCTCGGAGCCATTGTTACCGTGACAGGAAACATCACAATCAAGCTCGATGAGTGGACAAACGCAGAGGGGCAGACCCGGCAAACAGCCCGCGGCCATATCAACAATCCAAACGTGGTGTATTCACCGGTGCAACGCGATCCCGGGCTGACGATGCAACCCGACCTGACCATCGACCCGGAAATCCCCTTCTAATGAGGAAGGTTGCCGGAAACATTCTAGTCTTGGCGATGGCCGTGACCTACGCCCTGCTCGCGGTCCAGGCTGAACCGATTACCGCCACGATCGGCTGGATTTTCACCGTGCTGCTTACGGGCGCGGTCATCGTCAATACAACCAAGAAGGAGCAGTAATGCTAGAGAACCTGCAACCGTTGACTTCGAAGCGCGGCCAATGTCGCGTGAGAACCGTTGCCGAAGAATTGGAGCCGAAAGACAGCCAGCTCTTGTGGGATTACGTTTCGGATACGGCCAACTGGTCCGCATACGGGCTCGCTTCGGCATTGAAGCAAGTCGGCGTGAGCATTTCGGTCAATTCGATCCTGCGACACCGAAACGGCCTCTGCAGCTGCTGACCACCGGATTATTAAATAATTAGCGACTGTCAGAGCTGAATTGTGAAGGAAGCGAATGCGGATCGAGCAAGAGCATCGAGCAGAGCGATTATTAGATTATTGGCAACTGTCTGAGGAAAAATGTTAGAGAACATAGAGCCGGCTCCACCCGTGATCAAGAAGACACGGATACGACCGGCCGTCGAGTTCGATGGCCAAGAAGGTGAAGCGACCACACCGGGCTACGATTCCGAGCCGGAAAACTTCGACGACTTCCTCATAGACGCCGGATTCAACCCGGACGATATCGAAGTGATACCACCGATGAGAACATCACGGTGGCAGCAGCAGAAAGACGGGGAGCTCGTCTGGCTCACTTCTTACCGATTCAGGTTCCGAAAGAAACGCACTGTCGTCGACTTGCCCTTGTTGATGGCTGAGGCCGAAAAGAGGGTGAAGAAGACAAAGCCGAAAACAGAGACGGCAGACAAAGCCCTCATCGTTGCCTGGTCCGATTTGCAGGTCGGGAAGGTTGACCATCGCGGCGGCACAGAAAACCTGATTCGACGCATTGCTGAAGTGCAAGACCGCCTCGAGG